AATTTAATACCTAAAGAACGAAGAGCATCAGCTACCATATCTTTAGAAATACCATAATCAATACGATTATCTGCATCTTTTAAGTCTGTAATTGCTCTTGAATAAGTCCAAACGGAATCAAAACTTTGACCCATCATACCAACTAACAAACCTAAAGTTGAATTTTGAGGATCTTCTTTTATATAAGCTGGAAGTTGATTCCAAATATAATCCATATTACTTTGATCATATAAAGAAGAAGAAAGTATCTGACCACCATAATTTGAATCAGATTCATCAATTGATCCATACCAAACTGAAGCGGAATCTGAATTTACAGGGACATTGAAAAAAGGAGGAGTACTTGATCCAGATTTAGGCCAAGATTTAGAACCAGAATTAAAATAAAGGAAATATTCATACCCATCAAATTGTTTAATTACTGTATCTATATTTTGTTGAACAGTTGCTTCACTAGCTGATATATAAGTTGGGTCTGTTAAAGCATCTAATCCTTTTAAAGAATTAATATCACTTTGATAACTTTGAATTGTATTTAATTTATATCTAAAATTTTCTAATCTATCATAAGCAGAAGAAAAATGAACAAATTGACTGTAAAAATCATAATCTATATTAATATGTACACTTTTTTCTTCTAATATAGATTGTAATTGTTGAAATGAAGAAGTTAATGAAGTATCTAATATAGTACTTGCATTAAAATATCCAGTTGTAGAATTTGTTTTTTCATTTAATTCTATATTAGTATTAGGACCTCTTAAAAATATTTTTTCTTCTACTTCATCAGCATTAAATTCTATATTTACGTTAACTGAATAAGGTTCTGATATTTGTTCTACAGCCCATAAAGTATCTTTTATACCATACCCAGTAGGTAAGGGTTCATATAATTTTATAAAAAGACTAGGTTCTGCTTCGGATGTAGTATCTAATAAACTATTAACACCTATTAAAGTTTGGTTATTACCAAAGTTTAAAAGAAGATCAGAATAAAAACTTTTATTTTGTTTTGAAGTAAGATAATTTAAATATGATGTACCTAAGGCATTATATGATATTTCATTAGTAGAAATTTTTATTTCAGTTCTATCTGAAGAAATTTCTTTAATGTAAAATCTGGTTTGGTAATTACTTAAAAATAAGTTTCTATAGAAAAAATAATTGGTGTTATATTCTCCTACATCATAACCAGCACTTTTAACATCTTCTACTGCATTTATGTATATAGTATCATATAGGCTAGAAGATTCAAAAGTTTGTTGGGTTTTATAATTTTGGTAGTTATAATTAACATCTACCAATGTATTATTAGCAGAATATACATAATATTCAATTACATCTTGATCAGTACCAAAATTTCTAACAATATCATACCCATTTAAAAGATTTGTATCTTGAGTAGAATATTCTTGGTTTATGTATTCCAATGAAGGATTAAGTATAACACTGCTAGTTTCCATGTTTAAACTTGTGTTGAAAGGTTAACTACTTCTTGTTGAGCTGTTAATAATTCTATTCTTAGTCCACTAATTTCATCTATTAATGCCTGCATTTCTGCCGATTGGTTAGTCATTCCTACATAACTAGAACTTCTTGTTACAAGTTCTCTATGAGATCCAACTTCACCATCTTGAGGAATATCAAAAAATAATCTATTATATTCTTCAAAAAATTCAATAACAGTTAAAGGTTCATTTTCTTCTAAAACTTCATTGGGTTGTACTAATTGAGTAAATTCAGTATCTACAATTTGAGGGTATGAAACTCTCCCAAAAACATTTTTATTTAATTTTACTTCTTGGACACTTATTTTATCTGCCATTATCTTACAATTTTAAAATAGTTTGTACCTGAATCCTGAACAATAGTTTCACTTCCCACTACTGTTTTTAACATTAATTGATAATATCTTTCTGGTTCTAACCCATCCATATAAACTTTAAAGTAATTAGAACTAGAGTTTATACTTAATTTAGTATAATTTGTATCAAAATCAATAACCATTTCTCCAGTTTTAGCATCTTTAATAGCCCAATAAGAAGAAGTTGGTAATAGTTTAGTATTTAAATATACGGATTGGGTTTGAAATGACCTAGCAGGGAATATATCTCTTGTTTTTACTTCAAAGTTATAAATCATTGAATCTTCAAACACAGATTGTAAATTAGTAAATTTAGAAATAAATGCACTTGAAGTTACCATTGAACCTGTCCCTGATCCTGTAATAAAATAATTATCAACTATAGAATCATCCCATTTAATTTCTAAAGCTGGGGGATATATAGTATGAGTATCCATAGAAAAGAAATTGGTATTAACAAAATCTGTTCCAAATTCAATAGAATCATTTAATTTTAAAACAAACCCATTATTAACTATTCCTGATGAACCTGTAAGCCATAATCTAATAGTATCAGTTACGGGTATATTAATATCTTTATCACTTGTATAATTAAAACTTTGGCTTGATTTTGCAGATAATAAAGTATTGTTAAATGTTTGTATAGAACCTGTATACCATGTACTTCCTCCAGATGTTAATCCAAAAGAAGATGTTACATAATCTGCAAAACCGGTTGTTGTCCATTTATTCGAACCCGATTCTCCTGCAAAAGTCCAAGAACAACCATCATCAGTTTTTGGATCATCTGCTACTCTTCCTGTACCCATATCCCAACTTTGTGAAATTGGAAAGGCTTCTATCGTATAATCTAATGGAAGATTTCCGGCATTAGCTAGGTATAATCTTAAATTAACGTCATAAGATGACGTAGTTACTGTATTTGTAATTATATCGTTTAAATTCGCATTATTGAATTGAATTAACGCACGATTAACAGCAGGCAAATCGCCTTGAGCTGAGGATAACTGGTTTATGCCATTTATATTAGATATTTCTAAGACCTCATCTCTACCAGTATTTTGTGCTGGGTATTGTGATCTTATAAAGGCATCTTGTTCAGAAAATAATTTATATACAGCCATTTTATTTTTTAATTTGTTACTACTCTACCTTGAATATCAATATCGGGGAATCTTACTTCAAATATACTTGGATCTAAAGAGGGATATAATACATTATCTATTGTAGCTCCTCCTATATCATAAGCATATTCAGAGTAACCTGAAGAAGTACCTGATTTATTTGTAATATTTAGATTTTTAATTGTTTGGATTCCTTCAACTGTATCTAAAACATTTCTTACATTATTGATTAATATAGGTTGGTTTATTTGCCATTTATCTGTATTAAAATATGCTTTTAAAGCATTAATACAATTATTTAATATTATTCTATTATTAAAATTAGGAAGCATTATTACATCAAATTCTACTCCTAAATTAATTATAAAAGCATCTTTAATAGCTACGGCATCCGTAACCATTCTATATTCAGCCAAATAAGTTTTTAAATTTTGTTTTAAAGCAGGATCGGCTAATGTAAGTAATCCATTATTATTTTTGCTTAAAACGTATAAACATAGAGTATTATCATTATAATCACTAAATGAAGTTGTATTATTATTTAATATATCACTTTCTTGTGTTATATAAGTTTTATATATTACCCCATATTTAGAAGGTAATGATAAAGCTCTAATCATATAATCATCCTTAGTTACAGTTCTTAATTGAGTTGGATATTGAGCTAAGGAATTTAATCTTATATCTTCGTTAGTATCACCATTACCACCGCCTATTGCTGGTTTTAGATTGTTAAAAGCTAAAGATTGTTGAACTGTTGATTGTAAAGTTGAATCTAAATTATTTCCAAAAAATGTAGTATTACCTGATGTTAATATGGTTAATGATTGAGCAGGGATATTAGAAGCTGCTCCTCCTCCAGTTAAATATTCTACGGTTAAAGTAGTATTTGAAGGTGCTAAACCATAAGTTTTTGTATATAAAAAATTAGAAGGATCATATGCTGTTGTAAGTTTATCTACTCCATAAGGCAAACCTAAACCAATATTATCAGAATTAGGAATAATTTCTTCATCAGGATTTGATGATACACCAGGACCAAATTGAATTTCTAAAGTATTATCAGATTTAAATCTTGATATAAATCTTCTTGGAGCTTTATCTATTTTTAATAAATAAGGAGTTGTATCATTATATTGATATAGATTAGGATCATTAGAAGCTATATTTGAAACAGAGTTAAATATTGTTTCTTGTGCTAAATAAGGAACTTCATACCAACGGTTATTATCACTATCTGTTACTTTAATAATATCTATTATATTAGTATCTGTAATAGTATTAGTTGCGAATTTTTGTGGTGTAGTAAAAGCAAATGTAGTTGTTTGTAAATTACCAGAAACTGCTTTTGCTGATTTTTTTAATAAATAAAAACTAGGCTGATTGGCAGCATTTGTTGAATACACAGATATATCTGTAGGATCTGCACTTCCAGAAACTGTAAAATCAACTTTATCTTCTATATAAAAAAATATATTAGTATTATTAGAAGATTGTAATTGTACACCTTCTTCTATAATTAAAGCATAATTCCAATCTGGTTGAACGGTACCACGAGCTGTGGTTGAAGGAATTGTTTGAAAAATTTCTACATCTGTAGTAGCAGCGTTTGTTACTTGAGGGGTATACCCCATCGAATAAGCTAAAGCTAATAGATTATCCCTTTGTTTTGCAAATTGAATATAATTTTCTTGTACTTGATTATCAGTATAAAAAGATAAAACATCACCAACATAGGATGCCATCTCTATTAACATCATACCTGCTGATTCTTCTGAAAAATCATTATAAGTAGAAGGATAATAGATCTCAGCAAATTCAATTAGTTTTTGTTTTAAACTATCAAAATCTTTATTAAGATACTGGATGTTTTTAGCTTGAGGCATCTTGTAAATTTAAATTTAATTGAAGAACATCTTCAATATTAGTATTAATTATTGAATATTTTAAATATATATTAATAGTTGCATTATTAGGATCTAGTTCTATATCTAATGATTCTATTACAACTTGAGGAAAAAATTGAGATACACCTCCTCTAATTAAATCTTCTATTCTTGCTGAAGTATCTTCATTTGCTTGTTCAAATAAAATTCCCCTTAAACCTGAACCAAAACCAGGATTCATAATTCTTTCACGTTTTCCCGTTAAAAGGAAATTTATTAAATTAGACTTTATAGCATCTGTTGTTGTAAAAGTAGTATTAATACCAGTAGCACCATCAAAAGGAAGACTAATCCCAACTCCTGTACTTGGATTTAGGTCTAATACATCAACATTTCTTACTATATAGGCCATTATAATTTACCTTCTTCTTTGAATTTACTCATCATATTAGAAAAGTCAGGAACTGCATCTATTGAAACTTGATTAATATCAGATGTTTTTTGAGATGACATTTGTTCTACTGAATCTACTACTTTAACTTCTTGTTGAGGCATTCCTGCTCCAAAACCTACGGCACTTTGTGCATTAAATTCCCCACCCATACTTCTCCATTCTCCAGAGGCAGCAGTTTCATTTAATATTTGTGCTAAAGGGTCTTTAGATTCAAATAAAGGTTTTTGTGG